TTTATACCTCCCATAATCTTCTGGTCGATATAGCTTTTGTTGAATACAAAGAGTTGATCATTGGTAAGTTCTATACCAAATTGAGATAATACTTCCTCAACAACTTTGGGCTCATAGTGTCCATATATCTCAATTGGTTCTTTAGAAATAGGTTTATTCCTTTCTTCCATGTATACTTCATCATAATTACTCTGTGAAGGAATGTAAGGATAGTAAAGTAAAGGTGAACCAGAGATACGAATCATCTCTTCGTCAACTAAGTTAAACAAGTTAATGTCAGGGTTAGCAAGATCAAAAAAGTTTAGCTCCCCTGTAGTGTCACTAAACTCTACAAGAGGAAGCTTCTTTTGATTTGCTTTAAAGTTACCTGACATCAGAATGTGCTAAAGCGAGGTGGTTCCTCAAACTCTTCGACAAGCCTCTTAAGTAGAAGCTCTTTTTCTTTCTCTGCTTCCTGTGCAAGCTGATCGCCGTTAAGCTGTGCGCCACCACCGGGAGAAGGTACGGTTTTATACTTGCCTCTAATCTGTCCTAGCACGCCCTTAGAGCAAGCTAGAGCGTACTGCTGTATCCAGTTACGATAACTAGGATGTAGTGTGTCGGAGTTAAGACCTCTGTAAATAACGATTACAGTCTCGGGAGTCATGACTGGGGCAGGGGATAGTAGTAAGTGCTGCCCATCAAGAACCTCAAAACTACCTTCTTGACCTAGAATCTTTCTGGTCATTTCTAAGTTCTGCTGCAATAGGTAGAACTCAGCTACACCAAAGTTTTGGAACAGGTAGTTGTCTTGGAAATACTTAAGGAAGAAATCAAACTCAAGTGTTCCTGCCTGCTGTTGGATTGTAAGCAAGGTCTTTTTAAATACAACATACTCTAAGTTGTTGATAATGTACTTAGGTAAAGTGTATAGGTTCTCATTAGCTGATGCATCGAATGTTACCATCTGCGTAGTGAACAGAGGTGCGTGGTAATACATCTGTCCTACAGCCTCATCTATACAAGTCTTTAGCTGAAAAGGTGTAAGTTCTACACGAACAACAGGGTGCCCCAGTCTAGCAAGAATATAATCTTTTAGAGTCTCCTCAAAATGAGTAAACTCTACTCCGTCGATCATGGTTGTAGCGTTTAACTTATCGTAGTCAATGTTTCCTTTAGGTGTACCATCACCTATATTCTTACCACCATAAGTTGCAAAGCTATTACCAAACGCTGCTAGTTTCGGTACTGCTGGCATCTACTGTTCTCCTTTTTCTCCTTTTCTTAGGAGCTTCGGTTTGTTCTGGTTCAGGTGCGGGCACAGGCTCAGGAGCGGGTGCAGGTGCATCTATTCTTTCAAACCCATCTGTTAACATTTTAGAGGACTCTACAATATCGCCGCTATTTAGCAACACCGTCTTGCCCTCTACTTCTGTCCACATAGGGAATCGGCCAATATACTTAAACTTCATATAACACCTCTTTAGTATATAGCATAAAAACAAGGGAAGGCCGAGATATTTCTCGACCTTCCCTAATTACTACTTAGTCAGTTATCAGACTACCTTGTTTATACCACCTGTCTGACCGGGCTGGGTAAGAGCGCGGAAGAGGTAATCAGAGGCGCTACCGACGAGCCTAATGATTCTGTAGAATCTAGAGGCGGGAGCAACAGCGGCCTTACCGTAACGGGTAAGGATGCCCTTTCTGGGCTGGAATGTTGCGGGGTCGGTGACAGTTGGTAGCTGCTGTAGTGGGATGTAGGGGCAGTACATGTAGCCTGCGTCCATAGGACCACTACCTTTGTAACCAATGAAGATTTCGTCTTCTGGGTACATGGGGTCTACGAAGAGATCGTAACGACCAGCGAACTTACCACGATACTCGATGCTGGCACCCATGTTAGTGGGACCATCACCAGAAGCCATACCACCCTCAAGCTTTGCAGCGGACTCAAGCATTGAGGCTACAAGGGGAGAGGTGATCATGACAGTACCGGGACCACGGAAAGTGGTCTTGTAAATATCGTTTGCAACAAAGTTGATCTGAGCAAGTAGGTTAGCGTAAAGGTGACCCATGTGCTGAGGAGCAAAGTTGTTGCCGTTTAGGAAGTCGGCCTTGAGGTCGATAAGGAAGACATTTCTGTCAGTGCCAGAGGGGTTAAAGCTTCCAGCGTTAGCGAACTCGTAAAGGTACTCTTGGGGAACGAAATCCTCTGTATCTAGGCTAGTACGCTTGTTGTGTAGGTCGCCAGTGCTGCCAAAGTTGTTAGAGTTGCCCATATCTAGAGCAGTGCGGTTCCAACCAGTAAGACCAGAGGGATCGTATGCAATCATACGAAGGTCCTCGATAAGCTCGCGGTCAATCTCAAGAGTAAGTTCCTTTGAGAGAAGATCAGTAAGCTCACCTTCAAGGTCGAGAGCGTGATATGCACGAAGGTCCTGTGCTGCTTCGAGAGTCCAAAGGGCTCTCATCTTGCGAGTACGAGACACGACGGGCTGCTGCTCGATGTGTAGGTTAAGCTCGGGGATCTGACCGTCAGCAAGACCTTCACCAGCGGAAACGCTGTAACCAAGAATGGTTGAAGCGTTAGGCCAAGAAGCGATCTTACCACCCATAGTGGTGCTAGGATCACCTGCACCGTCGCTAAGAACAGAGGAGAACCCGTTAGCGGCAGAAAGCGCGGAAGCAGCGCCGGGAGCGCCACCAGCACCATCACCAATTGCGGAGGCAGTGTTGCCACCGTAAGTTAGACGGTACTTGTTGTAGATTGTCTCGGCAGTGCCGTTAAAGACTCTATCGTGACCTAGGTAGAAGATCTGTGAGACAGGTCCCTGCATAGGCTGAACGCCAACGATCTGGTTGGCAATAAGCTGTGGATAAACTCTGCGGATGAGGGGGAAAGCGAACTTCTGGAAAGTTCCAAGCTTACCAACGGTGGTTGGTGAGTCAGCCTCATCAACGCGGTCCTGAGACTCAGCGATGATGGACTTAGCTTGGTTTTCAAGAAGTTGCGCGGTCATTTGACGAGTATACTCGTTGTTGATACCCTCAAGCACAGGAGCCCACTTTGAAACAGTTTCTTGATTTGTTTGTAACATTAGGAATTCCTTTTACTTGTTGCGAGATAATATATTCATTACCTCAGAGGTTAAGAAGGGGTTATCAAAAACCTCCTTCTTGGGGGTGGATGCCTTATCTACATCCTCAGTAACAATTACCGCTTTTTCGGAAGACTTGAAAGGCTTGGCTGCTGATTCCTCAAGAGTAGTGACTGCCTCAGACAGTGTAACCTTTTCTTCTTCAAGTCTATCCACTTTCTTGGCAAGAGATCTTAGCGCCTGATCCATTTGCTCATTCTGCTCGTAAGCCTTTCTAAGCTCCTCGGTCAGAACATTGATCTCAGCCTCGAAATCTTCTTGCTCTTGAACTAAACCAGAAATAGCGTTTTCCTGATCGTCCTTGCCAAGTTCCAAAGCCATAAGCGTCTTGACGGACTCGAAGAGGCCAGCGTTGCGGACCACCTCAGACTCCTGCTCAAGCTCTCTCATAGCTTGGTCTTTTAATTCGTCAACTCTTAGGCGAATAAAGCCTTTGACCTTAGCTTCGAGGAGTCTAGTTTTCTCCTCTACTTGCTCAGAGATGACAGTGTTTACCAGACTAGCAATCTCGGATATTGCTGCTTCGCTTAGGCCCTCGGGAAGCAGTTCCGCAATTGGTAGGGTTTCTTTTGTTTTATCGTTTTCCATGAGTATACTCCAAGGGTTCTTAATTATCTACCAAGACATTTACAAATAAGTGAAAAAAAATTATTTTTTGCGGAGTTCCTTCTTAAGCATTTTGATAAATACTTTTTCTCGAAGGGCTTTGTTATAGGTTGTCTCAATAGTGTCCTGTATAAATTGTGAGTCATGAGACTCGTTAACAAGTGCAGGGAAGGCTCCTTTGGTGGAGGGGTCTGCAACTAGGTCGAAGGTGACGAGCTTGAAATCATCGTTAACCTTCTTGAGCCCATCACCAGCCTCAGACAGAGTACCCATGCCTCTGGAGGAGATGCCTAGCTTTACGCCACCTTTGATGAGTGCCTGAGCTACCTGACCAGCAGGGGTGTTAAGAATCTCAGCTTCGCCAATCATCTCGTTACCGTCCATCTTAAGGTTGGTAATAAGGTGAGAAACATTCTGTAGCTTTACTGAGTCGTGGCTTGGGTGATCAAGCTCTCCCATAAGTCTACGCTCTTTGATAGACTCGTCCAAGCGGCTCATCTCACGAACAAGAAGTTTCTTCTCATAGATTCTCTTGTTGTGGTTGGGCTGTCCTGCTCGCTGAAACACGCCACGAATGACCATAGTTCCAGAAGCTTTCGATTCCGATAGAACCTGTAAGTCCTCAATAATGTATGTATCTGTAATAAACATCAGATCTTCTTCCCTGCTCTCTTGAGCGAATTTTTAATCTTGCCTCTAACACCGGGGCCATACAGCTTCTTAAGTCTGTTAGAACTTCTAGTTCC